TATTGGGGGTTGAGAGTGAAAAAGTTGAAGAAACTTTATTAAGAGTTCAAAGTGCAATGGCATTAGCACAGGGACTTGCTGGATTAGAAGATGCTGGAAGAGCATTCAAACAATTAGGGGTAGTCGCATCAGAGGCATTAAAAGGAATACGAACTGGTGTTGCTGCAACTGGTATTGGTGTTTTATTAGTTGCTTTAGGTGCTGTTGTTGCTTATTGGGAAGAAATTAGTGCAACATTAGGAATAGTTACTGAGGAACAAAAAAAATTAAATGATGCACAAGAACAACAAAGAAAGATTGCGGATGAACAAACCCAAAGTGTAAAGAAAGAAAGTGCTGAATTTGTTGGTTTAGTTTCTATGTTAAAAGCCACCAATGCTAATAGTAAAGAAAGAGAGATTTTAATAAAAAAGATTAATACACAATATGGAACTACTTTACAGAATTTAAAAGACGAAAAAACATTTCAAAATCAGTTAAATTTAGCGGTTCAAGAATATATCCAACAAAAATATAATGAATTTTCTTTAAAGGCAAATGAAGAAGCATTAGTTGAATTATTTGAAAAGAAAAATAAAGCAACAAAAGAATTTAATAAACAAATAAATACATTAACTGATGGATATACTTTAATTGATGCAAAACAAGGACTTTATCTTAGTAATACCGCAAAATCAGATAAAGTTTTAGATAGTACAACTGGTAAATATGTTTCAGCAGCAGTTACTTTAGGACAATTAAGAGATGCTAATTCAACGGTAAATTCCGTTTTATTAAAGCAAGAAAAAATTATGAGAGATAGTGATAAGACTATTGAACATCTAAGTAAATCAAATCTAAAACTTGGGGTTAGTAATAAAATAGTTTCTGAAACAATTGATGATGTAGGGGATAAAACAGATAAAACAAAAGAAACAATTAAAGATTATACCAAAGAAATTGTTGATGCACAAATTAATTTAATCGCAGATGAAAACCAAAGACAACAAACAAAATTAATAAGTGATGCTGAATTTAGAAAAAAAGATATAGAAAATTCAAATGCTGATGAAAAACAAAAAGCCACCCTAATAAAGGCGATTAATGAACAATTATTGATTGATTTAGATAAACTTGATACTGAATATTATAATAAAAAATTAGAAAAAGAAAAACAATTAATATTAGCACAAGAAAATTCAGAATTAATTTATCAACAAATTGCTATGTCAAAAATTCAGTTTGATAAAGAAATGGCATTAAAAGATATTGATAATTCAAATAAAACTGAAGAAGAAAAAAAGAAATTAAGATTAGAAACATTAAAATATTATAAGAATATTGAAATAAAACAAGCAAATGAGTTATTATCAATACAATCACAAATGTTGTATAACAAATATCAAAATGATTTAAAACTTGCTAAAGAAAAAGGTGAAAGTACATTACAAATAGATGCCCAATATCAAAAGGATTTATTGGACTTGGAACAAGATACCGCATTAAAAATAAAAAATATTCAAGGACAAATAACTCAGGAAAGGGAAAAAACATTTACAGACAATGTTAAATTTGCTGAAGAACAATTAGCATTATGGGGTGGTAAAGTAATGGAGATTGCAGATGCAATAAATAGTTTACTTGCACAACAAACCCAACAACAAATAGATAATATAAATACCCGTTATACTACTGAAAGTGATAAATTACAATCACTATACGACCAAAGAATATTAAGTGAAGAAGAATTTAATGCACAGAAAAAAGTTTTAGACCAACAAAAAGAACAAGATGAAATTGCATTAAAAAGAAAACAATTTCGTAGAGATAAAGCATTTAATCTTGCTAATGCGATTATGAATGGGGCACAAGCGGTTTTACAAGCATTGTCTTCATCCCCACCACCAATTAACTTTATTTTAGCAGGACTTGCTGGTGTTGCCGCAGGTGTTCAAATAGCAACTATTTCACAACAACAATTTAAAGCAGCAAGAGGGGGTATTGTTCCTGGTAATGGACCGAGTAATATTGATAGTGTACCTTCTTTATTAGCACCAGGTGAGGCAGTTATTAACGCAAATTCTGCTGCAATGTTCCCCAATACTTTATCTATGATTAACCAAGCAGGTGGTGGTGTATCATTAGCACCTGAAATGCCAACACAAGGTTCATCAGGTTCAGGAACAATATTTACTGATAACAGAAGTAATCAACCTTTAAGAGCATATGTTGTTGAAACTGAAATAACAAGTAGTCAAAAGAGGGTAAATAGAATTGAACGTTCAGTTGAATTTTAAACCATTAAACGAACTATAAAAAATATATTTATAAGTATGGAAAAATTACCAGTATATTATTTGGAAATTGACGAAGAAGATATGAAATCAGGGGTTGATGCAATTAGTTTTGTATATGAACCCGCAACTCAAATGGAATGGAGTATGTTTAGTGTAATGACTGATACATATAATGACTATCCAAAATCAGCAAGTGAAAATGCTTGTAGAGCACTTAAATTTAGAGATGAAAACCCCAAAGTAGATTGTGGAACATCTGTGGGTTGGAGACGTGCAAACCAGTTGTGTAACAGAGATAAAATAAGTGTTGAAACGATTGGACGTATGGCATCATTTAAAAGACATCAACAACATAAAGATGTTCCTTATGATGAAGGTTGTGGGGGACTTATGTGGGATGCTTGGGGTGGAACTGAAGGTGTTGAATGGGCAATTCGTAAAATGGAATGGGTTAATCACAATATGTGGAATAACAATATGTCCAAAGTAGAATTTAAAACCAATGATGAAAAAAGAATTATAACTGCCCCCGTTATGTTGGCAGAAACAGAAATTTTAAGATACAATCCATCAATAGGAAAATACTTTGTAAAATTCAGTGAAGAAACCATTATGAAGATGATGAAAAAATACTTCAAAGACAATAAGATACATAGAGTAAATGAAGAACACGACCCAACAAGAGTTGCTAAAGGTGTTTATATGATTGAAAGTTTTATTGTTGGGGACAGAACCAAAAGTGAATTATACCCTGATTTACCAAAAGGTAGTTGGGTTGCATCATTCTATATTGAAGATGAGGACTATTGGGAAAAAATAAAAAAAGAAGGATTTACAGGATTTTCATTAGAAGGGTTTTTTGAAGAACAATATGAAATGGAAATGATTAATAAGGTATTCAACACTGTTAAGAATATTGTATTTTCAAATCTACCTGATAACGATAAAGAAGAACAAATAAAAAGAATATTAGGACTATGAAGACATTATTAAGTAATTTTTGGGTGGGGTTTTTAATGTTTATGTCCCCCTTATTTCCGTTAATATTAATTATTACAATAGCAACAATCTTTGATACATTCGTAGGAAGATGGTATGCAAAAAAGAAAGGTGAAATAATTACCAGTGGTAAAACTCGTAGGGGGTTATGTATAAAATTACTTATATATCTATCAGTAATATTTTTTTCATTTTTAATTGATAGATATATGATTAACGATATCACAAGAAACTATGTTTGGTTTGATTTTGCATTCACAAGATTTTGGACTGCGTTTTTTGTTTGGATAGAATATACATCGGTTGATGAAAAAGTAAAATGGATATATGGTGAAGGTATTACAGATAAAGTAATTAAGTTTTTGAAGGGGTTTAAATCTATCTTTAATACCTCTATAGATATGAAAGATAAGTTAGGTAAATAAAATTCATTAAACACAATAAAAATAAATATATTTAAAAGAAAATATTATGGATAAAAAAGGTATTTTAACAAAAATAAAAGAATTATTTTCAACTGAAGTTGAGAAATTTGAAACAGATTATAAAACTCAAGATGGTAGAATTATAAGATGTTACGGTGAAGGATTAGAAGTTGGTGAAATGGTAAAAGAAATTACTGCTGAAGGTGAGGTTGATATTGAAGATGGTGATTATATTTTGGAAGATGGAACAACTTTAATGATAGTTGGTGGTAAAATAGACGCAATCGGTGAAGTAGTTGGTGAAGAAGAAGAAATGGGTGATTATAAAGACAAAATGGCTGATTACACAAATGAAATAGACACCAAATTAGTTGATGGAACTGAAATTAGAGTATTAACAAAAGGTGAAGCAATATCAGTAGGTGATATGGTATTAGTAAAAGTAGGTGAGGGTTATAAAGAAGCCCCAGAAGGAAGACACGAAGTAGAAGGGGGATTGGTAGTATATACTGACGCTGAAGGTAATATTAATGAAATAGAAACCAAAGAAACAGAAGAAAAAGACGAAACGGGTTTATCAGAAGTATTTACAGCAATTTCAACATTAGTAGATGAGGTTAAATCTTTAAGAGGTGAATTATCAACAATGAAACAAGAAAACGAAGTATTAAAATCAAGAGTTAATAAATTCGCTGCTGAACCATCAGTTGAACCCCTAAAAACAAAAGTAGAATTTAGAGCAAAATCTAAATCAGATATTTTGACATTTATGTCAAAAAGATAATAAATAAACAAATTAAAAAAATTAAAAAAAATGAGTTTAAACGTAGCAGGTCTAACGGCATATGTTGATGAAAACAAAATGGCGTTAATTAAAAAAGCAGTATTAGGTGGTAGAACTTTAAGATTTATCACAGTTCAACCTGATATTAAATCATCAGCAACTATCAATATCATTAATAGTGATTTAGTTGCACAGGCAGGTGCTTGTGGATGGAATGATGCGGGTGAGACAATCTTAACCCAACAAGTATTATCTGTGTGTCCAATC